TCTTCATCATCGCGGCAAACGCAAGTGGTAGCTAGTTCCTAACCCTCAAGCATCGGCGGGCGAATGACTGAAGCGCGGACGCACCTCCTGATCCCTGATTGCCAAGTTCAGGCAGGGCCGGAATACATAACGGATCATCTCGGATGGATTGGCCAGTATTGGCTAGATCACCGCTCTGAGATTGACGCAACGATCTGCATCGGCGACTTCGCCGATATGTCGTCGCTCTCCAGTTACGACCGTGGCAAGAAATCGGCAGAAGGTCGGCGAATCGTCGCCGACTTTGAGGCGACACGCGCGGCGATGGCGACACTCCTCGCACCGATCACCAAATACAACGCGAAGCGGCGCCGACATCACGACCCGATCTATCGGCCGGAGATGCATCTAACGCTCGGCAATCACGAGCACCGGATCGACAAGGCGACAGAGGATCGCGCCGACCTTGACGGCGTGATCTCTACCCGAGACCTCGGCTACGAAGAGGCAGGCTGGACAGTCCACCCGTTCCTCGACGTGCTTCAACTCGACGGCCTCAACTACGCGCACTACTTCTACAACCACGGCAACGGGCGCGCGATCTCCGGAAACATTGAGACTCGCCTTCGCGCCATCGGCGCATCGTTCGTGCAAGGTCATCAGCAGCAACTCGCGTGGGGTATGCGCTACGTCATGGGCCGCCCGCAGATGGGGCTCGTCGCTGGAGCGTGCTATCTCGGCCGCTCGCCCGCTGAGTATCGCGGCCCACAGGCGGAGGAGTGGCGCGGAATCGTCATGCTCCGGAACGTGGCGGACGGCGGGTACGACTTGGAAACAGTCAGCCTCTCGACTCTTTGCGAACGCTACGAAGGTCGCTCGCTCGCCAAGTTCACACAGAAACTCTACTGATCGCAGGAGATCACGCCGTGGGCAAGAAGAACCGCATAGACCCGAATATCGCGCAGTGGGATTCCATCACCGCCGACGCTCACGCGCTCGTCTACGGCGATAGGGGAGCGCTCTACGATCATCCGGCGATCGACTACTCCCGAACCGTTGACCTATTCAACGCAATGGTCGACGGCGCCGATCTCTCGCCCGCTGAGGGCGTTCTCTTCATGCTCTGCGTCAAGCTCTCGCGTCTCGGTCACGGCATCGGCCACGACTTCCCGCCGGAGATGCTCAGAGATTCAATCGTGGATCTCGCCGGATATGCGGAGTGCCTCTACGGCGTAATGACCTACGTTCCCGCCGACATTGACGACGAGCTGGACGACGAAGAGGACGAAGACGAATGAGCGAAGCGGCGTGGGGCTGGAGCCTGTTCGCCGCTGAGTCGCTCGGACTCCTCGCCTCGCTGACTTTCATCGGCAAGCTCCGCCTCTGGTGGGGCTGGCTGATCCTCGCCGGAATGATCTCGGCGCCCTGGCTGGCCTACGGGCTGGCAACTAACCGAACCGGATTCGTCGCCCTGGCGACCCTCGGCCTCGGCGTGAACCTGACCAACGCCTACCGCTGGAGGCAATCCGTTGACGATTACTGAAGTCCGTCCCGACGTGATCGAGATCCCGACCTACGAAGACGACGACCTAGACGAGGACGACCTCGACTACGTCGACCCTTCCGCCCTGCCCGACCATCCCGAATGGGGACTTTAAAATGCTGAACATTGACTTCTGGAAGAACGCCGCCGAACGCGCCGCCAAGACAGCCGCGCAATCGGTCCTACTCGCCATCGGAGCGGCGCAAGGTTTCGACCTCTTCGCCCTTGACTGGCGGAACATCGTCGGAGCTGCGATCGGCGGAGCCGTTCTATCGCTCCTGACCTCGATCGTCTCGTCGCCGCTCGGAGCGGTCCACGGATCGCCGTCACTCGTGGCGCCGATCGTCGGACCGATCACGCCTCCCGTCTGAGGCAAGTTCTCCGGCTCAACCACCGCCGCTCCTGCGCGGCGGAATGGCGCACAGCGCCCACAACCGAGCCGGTCGCGAGAGCGCCGCGCCTCCCTTGAATGGGATAGGCGCGGCGCTTTTTGCGTTCTGACGTGGGGATTCTTAGGTGTTACTGGAGACAGAAAGGGGTCGGCCTTTCGGTCTCCAGTAACACCTAAGCTCCGGAGCATGAAGAGAATCGTCGCTGGGATCTATTGCCGAATATCCGAAGACGCAAAGGGGACCGGCTTAGGCGTCGCCCGTCAGGAGAAAGACTGCCGAGAGATGGCCGACCGCATCGGCGCCGAGGTGGCGGGCGTCTTCATTGACAACGACGTGAGCGCCTACAGCGGGCGAGTTCGTCCGAGGTATGCGGAGATCCTCGCAGCGATCGAAGCACGGACGATCAACTGCCTAATCGTCTGGCACCCTGACCGTCTCCACCGCTCGCCGCGAGAGCTGGAGGACTTCGTCGATCTCGTCGAGCGGACCGGATGCGAGGTGCGAACCGTCACCGCTGGAGACGTGGATCTTGCTACGCCGGAAGGCCGCCTAGTGGCGCGCATCACGGGCGCCGTCGCTCGCAAGGAATCAGAGGACAAGGCTCGCCGGTCGCGACGAAAGCATCAGGAACTCAGAGACAGCGGCAAGCCATCCGGTCGCATGGGCTATCCCTACGGCGAAGGCGCGAAGCTCATTCCGGAGCGCGTCCTAATCGTCAACGAAATTGCCGACCGGATACTGGCGGGCGAGACGTGCGGCGCGATCTCAAGAGACTTTAATATTAGAGGCGTGCCGACTCGCAACGGCGGCCGCTGGTCGGCGACCACGATTCGGAGCACGGTCACTAGTCCGTCGCTGGTGGCGGTCGTTCATTATCAAGGCGAGATCGTCGGCGCCGGAACCTGGGAACCTGCGATGGACCGCGTGAAATGGGAGAGAGTCTGCGCAGCGGCGATCTCTACGACTAAGCAACCGAACAGGCGGAAGCGATCTCTCTTCCTTCTAAGCGGGATTGCCAAATGCGGGAGTTGTGGCAAGTTCCTGACAGGGCGCAGCGTGGTGCGACGCGGCGCCGATGAGTGGCTTATCGCGTGCATCCGGCAGCAGGGCGGGTGCGGTGATGTCTACATCCGGACTCATTACCTCGACGAGATGGTGGAAACGGCGATGCGCGCGGCAATGGGAGACGAGCCGGTGGCCGTTGAGGATGATTCCGAGGAGATAGCCGAGAAGATCGCCGCCACGGAAGCGAAGCTGATTGACTTCGCCACCATGTACGAAGCGGGCGAGATTACAAAGCCGGAGTTCCTCGCCATGAGGACGGCGGCGGCGGTCCGCCTAGACGCTCTCGTGGAGTCTCTGAAGTCGTCGCCGGTCGTCGCTGAAGGCGTGGCGGGCGAGATGTGGGCAGAGATGACGATCGCCAGAAAGCGGGATCTCATCGCCGCCCATCTTGAGATCACCGTCGATCCGGCGGTGAAAAAGGGCCGCTACTTTGACCCGTCTCGGGTCCGGCTCCGCTGGCTCCAGTAGCCGCCGGAGAATCTGTGGCGCATGTCACACGGGCGCGCTAGGTTGCCGAGTGGTTGCGGGGGCGCGACCGACAGGCGACCGGGGGACATATGGCGCTAGAAGCGAGTTGGGGATTGAAGGGCTCTTTTGAGTCCTTCAATCCGGTCCCGTGGATCGTTGCCATGCGAGCGGCCGCCGAGGCGGTCACTGACGAGTCAGGGCTAGTCGCGCTTCTGGAGCTGGCCGACCGGCTTCGCCCGTGGCTGGATGCCCACAAGCGCGCGATAGGTGGCGAGCAGGACTTCACGCTGATCGGGAGTCAGTCGCTCGTCGGCGAGGATGGCTGTCTCAACGTCGGGGCCTAAATCGACCGACGACAGCGGGAGCCATCCGAGGTGCCGAGAAAGCACGCCAGGTACTAGGTCAAGATGGTGCTCTATCGCCTCAACTGTGGCGTTCGGCGGCGTCGCCTTTCCGAGAGTCCACTTTGACATCGTCCCTTGACCGACATCAAAGCCATCGTCGGCGAGCAGTTGGCGGAGTTTCTCTTGCGTCAGATTCGCCCGAGCGAGGTAAGCGCGCAGAGCCGCGGCAAAGCCGAACTTCTGTGCTTCTGTCGCCGCAGCCGTCCTGCTCATGCGTCGATTATACGCCTTTATCGGAAAAAATGGCAAGGAAAAAAATACCGTTTGACTAGGACTTTGACGATAAACATTCCCGAAAGGCTTGACAAGCTCGAAAGGCATGACCAAAGTCACCCCCATGAATCAGGGGAGCAGGACACTACCGGAGTCGCCTAGCTGTAGCGACCTCGCAGACAGAGACAGAATCCGAGCCGAGCGAGTAGCTCAAGGATTACCGCCGACGATCTCCAGTCCGGAGTCGCTGGCGATGATCGCCGCCGCCGTTCGGGCGACACTCGCCGAGCGTGCAGCGTGACGCCGCTCGGACAGTTCGCAATCGGTTGCGCTCTCGTCGTGGCCGCCTTTGCAGCGTGCGCGTTCGTCGAGCTGGTCGCCACGGTCATTCCGGCGGGCGTGTTCGCCTGCGCGATCTTCGTCGGACTCGCGACCGTGGCACTCGTCGCCGGTTGCAAGATCGGGCCAAGACTGTGAGGCACGACCTCGCCGCACTCGGAGCGATCGTCGCGCTCGTCGCCGCCGTCGCTCTATTCGCCTACCTGATCAGCATCGCCGCACTATGACGAACTCGGCGAAGGCGAAGGGCTCCGCCTTTGAGCGACTCGAAGCTGACTATCTGATCTCGCGTGGTATTCCGTGCGAGCGGATACCGGCAGGCGCCAGCGCGGATCGTGGCGACCTCTGGATTCCGATCATTGAATGGCCGTCGATCGACACGAAAAACCACCGAAGCCCGTCGCTCGGCGCCTGGTGCGATCGAGCAGAAGAACAACGCGACAACGCCGGACGCCGGTCGGGATTCGTTCTACATAAGCGGGCAGGCGTCGGCGATCCGGCTCGCCAGTTCATGACCACGACCGTCGAAATGTTCGTCGACCTAATGGAGGCACTGCGATGACTCACGCACAGATCGCCGAGCTACTGATCGGCAAGCTCGTGGAAGCGGCCGACGCCGCCGAACCGGATCGGGAACTCTTCCTACTGGCCGCCGACGAGCTGGCCGAACTCATCGCACAGATCGAACGCGCCGATCAGATCATGGCGAACATTCGCGCCGAGATGCAGCGAATGAGAGCGGGAGAGTCGCAGTGGTAAAGCGCTGGCTACTTCGTCGCGACGCTAAGGCGGCTCACGCGGCGCTAGTGCTGACGACTCTCAGCCTTGTGAGCAGTCGTCAAGAGGCACGGGACGCGACACAGAACGCCGAGCAATGGGAAGCGACGGCGCGCAAACTCGCCGCCGACCTCGATCACCTGACGAGCGTCGCAGGCGGAACGCCGGAAGCGATCGCCGTCGCCTCCTGGCGCGAACGCTGCGAGATGCTGAACGAACAGATCGCCGAACATATGCAGACCTGCGGCGGCGTCGAGTGACTCGCCTAGTAGGTGCGAAATGTGTCGGACGAACCGACGAGATGTTCCCGCGCCACTACCACGGGCCGAAAGCGGACGCCGCTCGCGCCATCTGCGAGGGATGTCCGGCGATTGAGCCGTGCGCGAACGCTGCGATCGGACGACGCGAGCAGTTCGGAGTATGGGGCGGACTGACTCCCGACCGGATCGACATCATCGCCAAGTCACGCGCCGGAATGTTGCGCGAGGTGCGGCGATGAAGATCGGCTCTCTGTTCTCAGGCGGTGGAGGCGGGGACTCAGGGTTTGAGCGCGCAGGCCACGAAATCGTCTTCGGATGCGAGATCGACGCGAAGGCGCGGAGCGTCTTTCGTAAACACAATCCGGGAATCCCGATCTACCACGACGTAAAGGACATAACGCGTGAACGACTCATCGCCGACGGGACAACTCTTCCCGACCTCATCATGGGAGGGAGTCCATGTCAAGACCTTTCCGTGGCTGGAAAGCGTGCTGGATTGGGTGGAGAGCGAAGTGGATTGTTCTACGAGCAGTGCCGAATCGCTGATGAACTCGGGGCCGCGTGGGTGGTTTGGGAGAATGTCGCTGGAGCTTTCTCCAGCAATAGAGGCGGAGACTTTGCCGCCGTCCTCGGAGGACTCACCGGAAACGAACCGACTGTTCCCGTCCACGGATGGCGGACCGGCGGCGTCTGTGTCGGTCCGAAGCGTGTCGCCGTCTGGCGCGTGCTTGACGCTCAGAACTTCGGAGTCCCACAAAGACGCCGTCGCGTGTTCGTTGTCGCTGGTCCTCGAACCGTGGCGCGACGAATTGTTGAGGTACTGCTTGAGCCAGAAAGCGGCGAGCGGGATTCTCCGGCGAGCAGTCAACCGGGGGCGAACTCTGCCGCCGAGGCTGGCCGACGCGTTGCAACACTTAGCGGGGGGGGGCTGAGTGATGTCGCTCAATGCCTACTCAGTCGGTACGGATCGCGCGGCGACCTTGAGACCGAGTCGTTCATTCTTGAAACTGGCGAACCGATACAACCGATCGTCGGCACTCTCTCGCCAGGCGCGCACGGTAACGGGCCATCAACTGTGAACGGGCAGGACGCCTACTCGGGCCAGCTCGTGCCGGTGAACATCCACGACGCGCAGGCGTATGACGAATGCAACGGAACTCTAAGCGATTGCGCTCATCACACATTGAGAGCATCAGGAATCGGATCTACCGGCGTAATCCATGACGCTCAGAGCGAAGTCTTCGCCTCGTTCTATCCCACGGGCGGTTCTCAGAATATGGGGAACTGCTCCGGCGACATTGCTCCGACTCTCAAGGTAGGCGGCTCCGCCGGTGGCAATCCACCGGCGATTGCTCTCGGCGGAACCGCTCGGACGATCGTCCGCCGACTCACGCCGATGGAGTGTGAACGCCTCATGGGATGGCCGGACGAGTGGACCGCTCAAGGAATAACCGACGACGGCGAGACCGTCGAGATCGCTACGACGAACCGTTACCGGATATGCGGAAACGGCATCGTAGCCAACGTCACCGAATGGATCGGCAACCGACTGCCGAACGAAGCATGACCACAACAGGGGAAACCATGAGCACGCCGCCAGTATTCACGACAACGCAAGAGATCCGCCGAGATCGTTGGGGCCGCTATCTCGTCTTGGCTCCTGGCGCCGAGAAGCCGACCGGCTACACGCGCGCCACGACCGTGGCCAAGACGCTTGACGACGAATCAAACCTGAAGACTTGGGCGCAGAGGATGACGGCGCTCGGTCTCGCTGGCCGTCCCGATCTCGTGGCACTCATCGCCGCCACCGATCCCGAAGACAAAAAGACGTTGAACAAGATATGCGAACGCGCATCAGAGGCAGGCGGCGCAACTGTCCGCCGTGACCTCGGGACCGCACTTCACAAGATGCTTGAGGACTCGTGGTTTGATCCGAACTACGTCGCGCCGTCGCCCTATGACGCCGACGTGATGGCGGTCCACACTGCACTAAACGCGGCAGGGTTCACGGTTGCCGCTGGCATGACGGAACGGATGATCGTCAACGATCGTCACCAGATCGCCGGGATGTTCGATCTCCTACTCGCCACAACTGGCGACGGCGATCTCATCATGGCCGACATCAAGACAGGGTCGAGCGTTGACTTCGGAGCGCTCGGATGGGCGACACAACTCGCCATCTACGCCAACGCTGACGCGCTCTACCGCCAGGGGAAAGCGGCGGACGGATCGCAAGACATCCGCGAACCGATGCCAGCAATAAACAAGAGCACCGGCGTGATCATCCACGTTCAGCCCGAGTCGGGCGCCTGTGATCTTCACTGGCTCAATCTTGAGGCAGGCGCCGAGGCGCTTGAAATGGCGATGGAAGTTCGCCGCCTTCGTAAGTTCAAGCCGCTACACAAGATGGAGATCGCACCGGCGGAGACACCCGTTGAGCAGGTAGCGCGCATATTTGACACAACTCCCGACGAGATTGAACTCGTGTCGGACGAGTGGCGGGCGTGGATTCGTGGCCGTGTAGTTGAGATCATTGCAAACGGTAACGAATCTCAGCTGGCCTTCGTCTGGCCGCCAGGCGTTCCTACCCTTGCTAGCGGTCATCCGATCACGATTGCTCAAGGTGAGCAGATTGCTAGGGCAGTCGCCGACGTAGAGAAAGCGTGGGGCCTCCCGTTTCCCGATCTCGCTCCTCGCGCTGAGGCGGTCGCCTCCTCGAC